TAAAGCGATATATCTGGTGGAACAAATATCAAAACCATGGCTGTTCTATATCCCAAATCTTCTAATTCTTTTTTCTTTTTTATAATTTCTCTAGATGAACCTCCAGTTCCGTCAATTATTATATGAGACATGTCTGCTTTTGACTTCTCGTATTTAAACCTATGAGTTTTTTGAGCTTGAGACATCGCTGTGCCTGCTGCAGATAGATCTTCTGGTCCTTTAAATTTTCTAAAATCTAATGGAAGATTAGCTTTTTGTAATAAAGGTTCGTATTCATCATCTATATTTAAAATGGTAAAATCTGCAATAGAATCCAAAAATTCCCTTCTAAATGTAGATTTACCCGCTCCAGCAGAACCTGCTAAAAATATGGCTATGGGATTGCCGATAGCTTCTAAAAGTAGACTACTTAACCTTATCATGCTTATAAATATTTAAACCTAGAGCTTTATAGAGTTTGGTAGAGTTAACATCTCTATTTCTTGTTCCGGGTGCATCATTTTATATGTTTCGTACGTATGTAGGAACATTTGAAAGTAATCATCTATGCTTTTATCTCCCTCTTTTAATTCCCAACCAGCTCCTTGTATTCTTTTGCCAGTTTTATCAGCTCCTTTTTTTGGAGATTTTAACCACAATATACCAACATTATCTATATTTTGTAAATATCTTTCTTCGTAAGCTTTTACATACGCAGACATTTGTAAAAAGTGACTAGTGTGAATAGCTGTTGAGGTTTTTATATCTATAATCCATTTTTTTCCATTTAACTCTAGCAAAAGATCTAATGTTCCAGAATATTTATGTGTGTCTGAAAACATAAACTCTTCAGAAAGCAAAAGAGTTGGTTTGTACGTACTCCAAAAATCGTAGAAACTTAAAATCATTCTCCAAACATGAGTGTTATAGTTTACATGGCCGTCGGCCTCTATCCATCTAAGTTCTTTTCCTCTTAAAATATCTTCTACTGCATTATGAACTTGAGTGCCTTCATCTCCTGCACGTCTCATTATAAAATCAGCATTGTGACCAGAATCTTTTAACCATGTTTCGAAAAATGCTCCTTTGGGAAAATAACCTAATATAGTTGTCACTGAAGGATAAAATATGCCTGGCGATCTTTGGTAGTATCTGGCATCGGGAAGTGTGATTTGTCTTAGATCGGGGTCTGTTTCGACCATCATTTTTAAGCGCTTGTCTTTAAAGACGTTACTTGATTTGTTTATCATGCTAGTTGCATTTTTTTAATTAATAAATCTGTGAATGTGAGCTGCTTTGCTCTATGTAAAAGTTTAGTGATTGTTTCAAATCCCATGTCTGCAGGATCTTTTCCTTCTAATTCTATTAGATAAACCTCTTTGCCCATATTAATTAGACTCTCTGCGTAAGTCATAGACTCTTTAAGAGCGTCGTTGTCCAATGCTATATATACAGTTTTTACATCAGATTCTACTAATTTCATCATTAGCGCTTTTGGAATAGTTTTACCAAATAAAGGAATTGCATTTCTTTTAATTGCAATAGCATCGAAAGATCCTTCGCATAGAATTACGGGTATTTTCCAATTTATAAGGTATTCAAAGCCTATAATTTCTGTTTTGGAGCAGCTTGGAGCATCATATTTTAAGAATGGTTCTTTTTCAAATGATCTAGCAATAAAATAATTAAGCTGTCCATTTTTATCGTATGAAGGCACAATGATGCGATTTCTAAATCTTCCAGAGGAGCAGTATCCCATATTGTATTTCTTTATATCTTCTGTAGTTATTCCTCTTTGTTTTAAATAAACCATTGCGTGTCTGTATTCTATATTGATACCTTTAGGAATATTACTTAGTGGTACAAATTCTTCTGGTAATGTTACTTTAGTAGGATTATAGTTCTCAAGAGACGTTCTATCTCCTTTAAAATACTGTTTCATTTCTAGTATTTTATCAGCCGAGACTTCTAGTTTTTTAAATAACGTTACTGGAGTTTTACCCTTTGTCGCTGGATGGCATGTCCAACAGTTATATTGTCCAGTTGATATGTTTACAACGAGTTTAGGCTTCTTATGTTTGCATATAGGACAATGGAATATGTGATCCATTTTATTTTTGTCGGGTTTTGCTTTACCTAGAACAGATTCCAATAAGCCAAGTACGTATTTACTATTATCCATAATACTAATATACTGTTTTTATCTCGAAATAAAAAACTTTTTTTTCTATGTACTTTAAAAATTATTTTTTTTTATAGAAATATTGTTGTATATTTATGTAAATTGCGAAACTTTATGCTCTATACCGTAGCTTGGTGTGATTCCATGAGCGAGTCGTAGAATAAAGAAGCATTTCGCTACTCGGCGCTAAGATCAAGGTAACAATGCGTCAGGTATAAAAATATAGTTTTTAATAAAAAGCCGATGAATTTCGACATGATATTAAATCGACGGGGGTAAAATTTCCGCAGGGCATTGGAAAATAAGTTAAAAACAAAAAACAAGATCATCATCACTAGAAAATTGGGCCAAATACCCTGTAATGATATTTATGCCTATGCAGCAACAACTAACAGAAGAACAACTAGATGCAATATACAAATATCTAGCTATTTCTTACGATGGAATGACAGACGAAGAGCAAAAAATGTGGACTCTTCTATTAGCTATTTATGATCCCGAATTTGATGATGATCAATTAGATAACGAAACTACTTAATTTTTTATGACGAATAAAATAACGATATATACACTTCAAGGATGCTCTGTTTGTGATAGGTTAAAAAACGAATTGAATCATTCTTTTATAAAGTATAAAGAGGTATCATACGCAACTGATCAATTAGCATGCGAAAAATTAGAAAACGCGACAAAATCTAATATCTATCCAATGTGTATTATTGAATCTTTTCCAAATAGAAAAATATTAATTTGTTTTGCTAAAGAATCTAATCAATTGAATCAAATTAAAAATTTAAATAGCACAACTATATTAACGTATGTACACTCGATAGATAATATGTTAACTATCATTAAAAATGCGTAAATTAAAATAAAAAGAGTTATGAAATTCAAATTAACAGCTGAACAAATGCTTGAAAACGTTAATAAATTCTATGAGTATATTGACAAGTACATTACTGGATCTAGGAAAGATCAACTTATAAACTTCTATAAATCAATAGAGCAGACATTAGTGGATTCTCCAGCATCAACAAAAGATGCTCATCATAATTGTTTCCCAGGAGGTTACTTAGATCACGTATTAAGAGTTACAGAATTAGCATTAGTAATCGATAGAGTGTGGGATAAATTCAATCAAAAGAAAAATTACACTCTTGAAGAGTTAGTATTCTCGTGTTTGAATCACGATCTTGGAAAATTAGGCACAAATGATCAACCTTTCTATGTTCCTAATGATTCAGAATGGCATATTAAAAACCAAGGAGCTCATTACAAGTACAATAGCAATATGACTCATATGAGAATAGCTGATAGAAGTCTATACTACCTCCAACAAGCTAATATTCCAGTTTCTGAAAATGAATTCTTGACAATCAAATTGCATGATGGGTTATATGAAGAAGCAAATAAGGCTTACTACATAACGTATTCTCCAGATGCAGAATTAAAAACCAATCTACCATATATTGTCCATCAAGCTGACTTAGCAGCATCACGAATAGAAAATCAAAATAAATAAAATATGTTTACACTAATAATGGTCATACTATGGCCCCTAACAATTTTAAGTTACGTTATATATAATTTATATAATAAGAATAAAAAGTTAGAAAATGCTGTCATCAAACAGAATAATTTTATAGATTCTATGCTTTTAACTATTAAAGAAATAGATAAAGCAGTAGAAAAAATAGATTCTACTATATGGGTTCAGTCAGATCCTGAATTGCATGCCTTATTCGATTCCGTAAAACAAATACAATCTCAAATAAAAGACTATTTAACAAATGAGTGATAATAAAGAAGTAGAAATAGTCCAATTGACTAAAAAAGGAGTTCCTAGAAAAAGAAAGCCTAAAACAAAAAATGTATATTTTACTGAGGACACAGAAAATGCTATATTGGCATACAGAGTTGCTAAAACATACGATGAAAAAAATAGATTGTATAATGAAAAAATTCATAATGCTTTTTATAAATTAGCTGAAAATATAATTCATACTTTTAAATTCTATTATACTGATGTAGATAACATCGAAGATCTTAAATATGAGGTAATATCGTTTCTACTTCAAAAGATAGATCTCTACGATCAATCTAAGGGAAAGGCGTATTCTTATTTTGGAACTATTGTAAAAAGGTATTTGATTTTATATAATCAAAAGAACTATAAAAAAATACTTTCAAAAACGGATTTTCAAGAGATACACAACGAAGAGAAGACAATAGATCTACTTATTGAAAAACCAGAATCTAACGATATAGATAGATTGGGAGTAATCGACATGTTTATTAAAGAAATAGAAGATAAAATATTTGAAATGTTCGATAAAGCTGAAGATCTAAAAACCGCTGATGCTATACTTGAAATCTTTAGGAAAAGAAACAACATAGATATTTTTAATAAAAAAGCTATTTTTATTTATGTAAAAGAAATTGCAGATGTTCCAAGTATAACAATAACAAAGGTTATAAAAAAATTAAAATCTGTATATAAACGTATATTAGAACACTACATTCAAAATATAGACCATTGATATTTATATAAAAACAATGGATTTAGATAAAGAAATATTCAAAGGAAAAAAAATCTCTGATCTAGTAAAAGAAGTCTACGATAAACACAAGTCGCAAGACAGCAGACTTACTGGAGAAATAGAGAGGTTGTCAGAATTAATATCTTCTCCTGGAGATGCTATTATTATAGTGCCTTTGTTAAAAGCCTTTTTTGATTCTAGTATTAAAAATGATGAGGTTCTTATGAAGATACTTCAACTATTTCAAAAAGCTGCTGAGAAAGCTCAATCTGCAGAAGGCGATACTAGCCTATTATCTGAAAAGGACATAGCTCAATTATTTAGTGAAGTTAACTCTATTATTCCAAAAGACGATAAAAAACTAATTAATTAATTAATATGGCTTTTGATGTATATAATGGTGCAAGCGCTGAGGGTTCATTACCTCCATTTTTTGTGGGTAGAGTAAATAGAATTATATTAGGGTCTCAAAAAACTAATACCATTCAGGATTTAGATTTCACATGCGAAAAAGATATAGGCGCAATATACTACGAACCTTTATTTATAAATAAATCAGGAACTAACGCAAGTTCAAACAATTCAAGAAAAGCGTATCCAATGTTTGGAAATATAAGACACTATCCTAATATTGGAGAGCAAGTTTTAATCTTTTCAGGACCTTCTTCAAATATGAATGATGGATCAAAAGAGCAAGATTATTACTATCTTCCACCATTTGCTACATGGGGAGATGCTCATCATAATGTATTTCCAAGATTGGAACAATACGCTGCTCAAATTAAAAATACTAGAATTTCTTCCGATTATGATTCTGAAGGTCCAGTAGGTAATATTCCAGTTGCACAAGGTTTCACTTTTGACGAACAAGAAAACATAAAACAACTTAGACCTTTTGAAGGCGACATAATAATTCAAGGCCGGTTTGGTCAATCAATTAGATTCGGATCAAGTGTGCCAAACATGAATAAGTACAATACATGGTCAGATAATACTGATAATGGAAAACCTATTACTATTATTTCTAATAAACAAAGATTTCCTACTAGTGCTGAGATAGATTCACCAACATTTTTTGAAGACATTAATAAAGACGGATCTTCAATTTACTTAACAGAAGATCACAGCATTATAATGACTGACATTAATCTATTTCCAAAAAGATCGTATGCTACTAGTAATTCTAACAATCCTCAAGTGGCAGATGCTAAGCGTCCTGAAAGATATTTTAAAACCAATGAATTTGTATCCGCAGCTGATCAGGATAAAAATGCGGTAAACATAAACACTGTCACTAATAATTTTCAAGATAGTGCGCAAGAAATTACAAACGATAGTGAATAATAAAAAAATAAAATATGTTAGATCCAAATTTTCCATATAAAGGGAGACAAATTATATTATCATCAGATAGAGTCCTTCTTCACTCTAAAAATGAAGGTATTTTTTTATTTGGTAAAAAGATGGTAGCATTATCTTCTACTGATACTATAAATTTTGATGCTAAAAATGCTATTTTGATAGATTCTGATAAAATAGAATTGGGACATAAGGCGTCAACTCAAGGAGAACCTATTATATTAGGTCAAACTTTTTTGTTACAATTTTTAAATATCGTTACAGATTTACAATCGTTAGCTTCTCAACTTCAACGCGTATCTGATACTTCTCCAGCAGCATCTTTTTTGGCAATAAAAGCAGCAGGAGATAAATTATATACTACATGTAAAAATTTGATACCGAGGTTGCAAAATAAAGATAATCCTCAGTATCCATTATCAAAAGTAACATTTACAAAATAATGGGAAATAATTCTGTAAATAAACCACCTGTATCAGTAAGTAGCGCGCCACCCGCCATTTCTGCGCCGAATAATCCTGTTAATGCGCAAACTTTAGAAGGAGCCATTAAAACTCCTCCACCGCCTGGTACAAGTCTTGCAGAAGGATTTGGAAAAATAAGTCACACTATACAAGATATAGTAACAAAAATCGAAGACAAGATAGATCAATACTATTACGGAAAAGGCACTTCTGAGTTTGGTTTAAAAAACGGAAAATTTAGTAATCCTTTAGATTACGGTCTTATAAACATAGTAAAATTATTTTCATCTATTGATTTATGTTCTTTATTCACCTATATTGCTTCTTCCAATGCAGTGCAAGGCTCTAATTTTGATCCAGAAAAAAATAAACAAGAGATTAATACTACTTATGGTAGGGTAAAATATACGTTACAAAAAACTGCGTATGACGTACAAGGAGTAATAGATAGATACTATAGCGAATATACAGATTTTAATTCTGTTGCAAGCTCAACAGCTTTAGGCGATTTAATCACAGATGTAAGACAGTTTTTAGAGAATATTGTTGGAGTAAACTCTCAAGAAATATTTAAAAATCCAGAGCTTCTACAAGCATTTCCTCAAATTACAATATTTGAAAATGGCATAAATAATATATTGTCTTTTTTCGCTCAATATTCTGATCCGAGAAATCTAGCTTCTGCAGATGTAAAAAAAGCACTAGATTATATAGATAAAACAAGAAATGTGTGTATTGCAATACAAGCGCTATCTACTCCAAAAGACTTAGTTAGTTTTGCAAATAATATTGCAGGTGGTAAAATACAAGAGCAGCTAAAAAAATTAGATAAATTAATTGATCCAAAGAAAATAGCGAGAACTATTAAGAGTATTTTGAGAACTTTAACTAGCATTCAAAACGTTTGTAATCAAATAATATCTTACGTTAATTTAGGTAGAACTATTGTACAGGTTTGTCTAATACTAGTTTTTGTACTAAAGATAATTAACAAGTTTTTAAAATTATTGGCAGTGCCTAATATATTTACGATTTTGGGATTATCAACATTAATGTCAGAAGCTAATGGAAAAATTGTAGATACAGTAAAGTATTTTCAAAATAGATTACAAGAAATAAGCATTGTACTTGATTCTATTTTTAATTTAATAAATGGCATAATAATTAAACTACAAGAAATATCTGATAATCTAAAAATATCTTTGTTAAATTTAGAAAATTGTGATAATATGGATCCTTCTCTGGTTTCTGAGATGAAAGATTCTATAAATAAGCTAGATTCAACTGTAGCTATTTTTAAAAATTACTTAGACACGTACAATAATAATAAACAAAACAAACAAAAAACATTTGGCGGATATAGCATTTCGATATTAGACGAAAAATTAACTGATGAAAATATTCCGAGAAAAAGAAGATACGGCGTTGCATTAGATAAAGACGGAAACGTAATTGTTCAATCTACACCTACTTTTGCATCTGACGACAATGTTATTATTCAAGAAGTAAAGTTATTATTAATTAGTAAAAATCTAGTAAAATCTGTACAAGGAACTACATCTGCTGCTGAATTAAATATTTACGAGGAGGCTTCTAATTATTTGGAAGATCCCACTGTATCTATAGACACGATAGATGAATTGAATATTGATGTCATTAATGACGATCCTGATAATGAAGACGAAGATGAGGAAGAAGATGAAGAAGACGATTCTTTAAATTTAAATGCATTCGTAAATAAACTAAAGGGAGGAAAACGTTTACGTCGTCGTATGAGAATACAGATGGCAAAACAAAAACGACAACTTGCAGATTCTTTAGCGAAATCAGATCCGAATAATAAAGTCAAAAATAAAAAAGTGGCTAAAATTAAGAGATCTGCGAATGAAGACGAAATAAAAGCAAATTTAGAACAAATTAATTTCCATAATTCTAGAATAAAGAGATACACAGCCGCAATAGTTGCAACAGTCGCCAATCCAGCTGCAGTAATATTATTGAGAAGAAAAATAAAAGATCTAAAAGACAAGATAAAAAAATTGGAACAAAGAAATACTCAATTAAAGAATGAAAATGCTTCGTTAAAATAATTAAAAATAATATTTATAATATATGGCAAAAATAGATTTACTTAGAAAATTAATTAGAGAGGAAGTTAAAGCGGCTCTAAGAGAAGAGCTGCCAAAGATACTACATGAAAATAAACAGTCTAGTACCGGAGTAAGTAATGTTATAAAAGAGATGAAAAAATCTCAATTCCCAATGACATTAAATACAGCAGAAACATACAAAAAACAATCTAATTTGCAATTTACAAATTCTTCTCCTTTAAATTCAATATTAAATGAAACAGCAATGTCTATGCAAGGAGAAGATTATGATACATTATCATATACTACAGATAACATAAATCCAATAGATTTTTTTCAACCAAAAGAAGCTAATATTGGAGATGTAAATAGCATGTTAGCGACAGCTAGACCAAGCTCTGATATATCTATGGTACAAATAAACGAGGTGCCTGATTATTCAGGATTAATGAAAAACTTAATATCAAAAGGCGCAATATAATGGCTTACGGAATAAAAAATATTTCTCCACTCGATCTACGAACTTCAACTGGGGTTGGCGTAAGTATTCCTTTTGAATCACCATCTGCTTTTAGTACTGTCTATAATACAAAAGATCAATTGAAATATAATTTGATTAATTTTTTATTAACAGATAAGTATGAAAGGCCTCAGAATCCTAATTTTGGTTGTGGATTGAGATTGATACTATTCGAACAAATAAACCAAGAAAATTTTGATCAAATAAAATTAAGAATCGCTAGTCAAGTAAAAAGCAATTTTCCTAACATTGAAGTACAAAATATAGATATACTATCTAATATTGACGATAATTCAATAAATATAAAATTTTTTTACACTATCTTAAATACTGGAGATTCTGATACGGTAACTATAGCTATTCAAAATACTCAATAATGGCAAATAATAAACAAATAAATTATTTAAATAAAGATTTTTCTACTTTCAAGTCAGATTTGATAGAGTACGCTAAATCTTATTTTCCTACTGTATATAATGATTTCAGCCAAGCTTCACCAGGATCTATGTTTATAGAAATGGCTGCATACGTTGGCGACGTATTGTCTTATTATTTAGACAATCAATTACAAGAAACTTTTTTACAATACGCAAAGCAGCCAAATAATTTATATTCTCTAGCATACATGCTAGGATATAGACCTAAAATAACTTCAGCAGCTATAGCAGATCTAGATGTGTTTCAAACAGTTCCTTCAAAAATAGTCGGCGGACAATATTATCCAGATTTTGATTACGCATTGGTAGTTCAACCCGGAATGCAGGTTCAATCTAATGTTTCTACTACAGCTTATTTCTATATACCAGAAAAAGTAGATTTTACTATTTCTTCATCTTATGATCCAACAGATATTTCTATTTATAGTTTAAGCTCTGGAAATCCTGACAAGTATCTTCTAAAGAAATCAGCTAAAGCGATCTCGGGACAATTAAAATCTCAAACATTCACCTTTGGTAATTCAGACAGATTTCCTAGAATAACTATAAATGATTCTAATATTATATCTATAGTTAAAGTAACTGATAGCGATGGCAATATTTGGTATGAGGTTCCTTATTTGGCTCAAGATTATATATTTAATCCCGTACAAAATACATCGACTAATTACCCAAGTTTAAATCAGTTTAGCAATCAAGTACCTTATATAATAGACAAGATAAGCGTTCCTCGTAGATTTATTAGTAGAGTTTTATCTAATCAATCTCTAGTATTAGAATTTGGATCAGGTATAAATTCAGTAGCAGATTCCGCAATAATACCAGATCCAAGTACAGTAGGAATGGGTTTGACAAACGGTTTAACTCTTCTAAATACAGCTTTCGATCCTACTAATTTTGTAACCACGCAAACTTACGGATTAACTCCAAAAAATACAACTCTAACAGTTCAATATTTAGTTGGAGGTGGAGCATCATCTAATGCGCAATCCAATCAACTAACGGTTCCTGTTTCTTTTACAGTGACTGGAAATAATACTTCTCAACAAAATACTATAGTTACAAATAACCCTCTTCCTGCAGCAGGTGGCGGAGATGGAGATACGATAGAAGAATTGAGAATGAACTCAATGGTGCAATATTCAAGCCAATTAAGAGCAGTTACACAACAAGACTATATGTCAAGAGTGTTATCGATGCATCCTAAATTTGGAAAAGTCGCTAAAGTATACGTAACAAAAGATGATTCTACATTCGTACAATATTCAAAAAATAGCCCAGCAAATAGAGATCAATCACTAGTTAGTTTATACGTACTTGGATTAGATTCAAATGCTAATCTAGCTCAGCCATCTCAAGCGCTTTCTCAAAATATAGATACATATTTATCCGAATATAGAATGATGACGGATACTATAAATATAAAAAGCGCTTTTATTATCAATATCGGTTGTATTTTTGATGTGATAATTAGACCAAACTTCTCAGGTCAAGACGTTATTGCTAGATGTATAACTGCTTTACAAGATTATTTTAATATAGACAATTTCCAAATAAATCAACCTATAATATTATCTAATGTGTATTCATTATTAGATCAAGTTCAAGGCGTACAAACTACTCAAAATGTACAAATAACCAATCTATATGGAGAATCTTCTGGTTATTCTAAATATTCTTACGATATACCAGGCGCAACAATAAATGATATACTATATCCTTCTTTAGATCCGAGCATTTTTGAAGTTAAATATCTAGATAAAGATATTCAAGGCAGAGTAGTTACTTTTTAACAATAAAAAAATATTTAAATGTCAGTATATAAAATATTTCCTGAGGCAGACTCTACTATATATTCTGCATATCCAACTAAAAATACTGGATTAGATGAAATTTTAGAAGTATCTGTAAAAAATTCACTAGTAGCGGCTGGGTCAGATGATATTAGAAGATCTCTAATAAAATTTAGCGATTCTGACATTCAGAAAATTAATACATTAAGAAGTTCAAATGCTTACAATGTATATTTAAAACTATATCTATCTAATGCTGAGAATTTAACGTCGCCATATACTTTAAATTTTCACCAGATAAACAATTCTTGGATTATGGGTACTGGTAAGTACTTAGATAATCCATCTATCTTTAACGGAGTTTCTTGGTATAGCACAGCGTCTTATTCTGGGTCTTCAAATAATTGGACAAACACTTCTTACTATATAACGCCTGGTGGAGGTTCTTGGACAACGTCTCCTACCACTCAAAGTTTTTCTTATAATGATAATAAAGATGTAGAAGTAAACGTCACAAGTATATTTTCTAATTGGGTTAATGGACAAAATAACTACGGAATATTAATAAAGCATACTTCAAGTGTAGAAAACAATAGCGATTCATATATAGCTTTAAGTTTCTTTAGTATAGACACTAGAACTATATTTCCTCCTTGCTTAGAAATGCGATGGGATGATTCAGTGTACGATACTGGAAGTTTGCAGGTTATTAATAGTTCCAATACTGTTTTGAATGTATCTAATAATCCGTATTACATAAAAAACAAATCGGAAAAATACGTTTTTAGAATAACCGCAAGAGATAAATATCCCGTTAGAACTTTCTCCACAGCGTCTATATACACAGTAAATAAAGCGTTACCTAGTAGCTCTTATTGGGGGATACAAGACGTAAAAACAGAAGATATGATTATCGATTTTGATAATTCATACACAAAAGTAAGCTGCGATACTAACGGAAGTTATTTTAATCTGTATATCAACGGTTTAGAACCTGAAAGATATTATAAGATACTAATAAAAAGTATATTAAATTCTGGAGAAACTGTTGTAAGCGATGGTAATTGTATTTTTAAAATTATAAGATAATGATAAAAGTAGATATTATTAAAAATATAAAAGGCGTAAATACTTACGAAAATGTAGTTGATACGGAATTTAGGGAGTTATTTACACAACCTACTGATATTCCTGATACTACTCCTACTGTATCTGATTTTTTTTCATTGTATGAAACATTATTTTATGATATTCCAATATCAGGAGAAAACTCTCATGAAAGCTTAATTGAAAGAAGTCAACAATATATAGGATCATTAGTAATAGATCAAGAAAAAGCCGCTTTAATTGAAGAGATAAACTCGCTTAGACAACAAATTGTTGATCTATCTCAAACATATTTAAACATTAGTCAGCTACAATAATAATGGAAATTGTTAACATATCATACACCGGATTCGGATCTGAGATTCAGAGATACAGTACTAGAGATTTACAATTAATCACTAATAACAATATCAATAATACATTTGAAGACGGAGTTGACACAGTAGAGTATTTCATCACGGACGATTCTAATTTTTTATTAGATTATAGATATAACGCTCCATATTCACTAGATCCAACATCGAATATTGTAGGAAATAGATACAGTAGAGTATTGATTGATCCTGAGGCAGATGTAAAATCGATGGGATATAATAGAGGTGTTATCAATATACAATATAATTTTTTAAAAAATCTATTTGGATCAGATTCGGTCACTTTTCAATATTTTATTAAAGAAATTTCTAATTCTAGATTAGAATTAAAATTAGCATCTCAAGATCTTTCTAGTACATCTATCGTAGCAGGTTTCGATGAATTTGAAAATTATATAAGCCAAAAAAACTACTATCCTGATTTTTATTTGAATTTTGGTAGAAATAATTTAATCATAGCAGTCAATGCCATTGTAATAACAGAGTCCGATGGTAATAGTTATCTTCTAATAAAATTATATGAACCTCTTCCTATTGATATTGAATTAAAAAGTCAATTATCAATTGTTGAAAAATTAGGAAATTCTGTTAGTTACAAAGTTGATATACAGGTAGAATCAGTAGCAGTTGATACCTCTTTTAAATTAAGAGGCCCAAACTATAATGTGAAAGATAAACAATCAATTGGACAAACTACTCAATATTATTCGTACAATACATTATTTTCTTCAAATTTAACTTCGTCAATTAGACAACTAATGTCTTACTACGAAGATAAAGCACTATCAATAAATGTAGATTATTCAAGTTTTGATAATTTTATTCACTTTTCAAGCGCTGAGGAGAGAGTAAATAATTTTGTATATAAACTTGGATTAATAGAAGATTATAACAAGCAAATATATTCTCAAAGTCTTGTTGTTGGAACAGCTAATCAAGCAACAGTGACTTCGTCTGTAAATTTACTAAATACGTATATTTCTAACGTAATAGAAAAATTTGATCCGTACGAATATTATTTATACTACGAATCTGAATCTTTTGCTTGGCCTAAATCTACTAGCACAAAACCCTACTCTCTACACTCTGTTACGTCTTCTAAAGCTATTTCTTGGTTAGGATCGCCGACAACTACGCCTAATGCAACTACAGCATCTGTTTTATTCTCTGCATCTTTTTACGATAGCACTAATAAAGACATACTAAGATTGTCTATACCTCAATATCTAAGAGACGATAATAGCAATGAATCATATATAACGTTTATTGACATGATTGGTCAATATTTCGATAATATATGGATATATTATAAAGACATCACAAATAGATACAATGCTTCAAATAATCCTTACGAAGGAATATCTTTAGATCTTGTATCCGATGCTTTAAAGGGATTTGGTATAGAATTATACACCAATACAAATCTATCTAACGACGTATACTATTCTTTATTCGGCACAAATAATCAAAATTCCCTGTTGCCTCCTACAGGTTCTGAAAAGATTACTACGTATGTGACTTCGAGCATTTCGGGATCAGGAAGACCTTATATACTTCCTTACGATCAAGTGCAAAAAGAGGTATACAAACGCATATATCATAATTTACCCTACTTATTAAAAACTAGAGGCACACAAAGGGGCATAAAAGCTCTAATAGCATGTTATGGAATACCCAATAGCATATTAACTGTAAATGAATTTGGAGGATACAATAGAAATTCTGTTTCAGGCA